GCATTACCTTATCTAACTCTAATAACTGCTGTGGCGCGATTCCCAACCTAATGCTTAGCCTAGCAATCAGGTAGGTGAACGGAAGATCGCGCTTTAAGCTAAAGGGTCTGAGTCAAGCACCTCAACACTTTTAAGTGTTTCGATGAAGTCAATCCCGAAAGGCTTAACAGATTCACCTGCTCTGCGTGTTACTTCCCATGCTAACCAATAGACATCGCTCTGCTTTTCTTCATCGCGAAACGCCTTATGGAAGCCCTTTTTAGCGTACTGCTCAAATGAGTACTCCACTGCTGGAGTGATCTCGCCTTCCAATACGCTTCCATCTGTACGAACGATCTTTAGTTTTGCCATGAGTGTGCCCCTTTGTTAGTTTCTTACGATGTGGTTACTGCGATTGTACCTGAAACATTCCAAGTCACACTTTGTGTACTTAGGCTTGCAACATCTCCATTTGCTGGAGTGATATTGTTCACCAAGCAGGTCATTGTGTAAAGTGGGTTTGATGGTGCTACAGCTCCAGATGATTGCTTAAATGTTACTACAACATTGTTGCCCCATACAGAAGATGAGTTAAGTGTCTGTAGAGTCTTAGCTGTATCTGCATCGTTTAGGAAGTCGATGGAAATGCTTGAAGCTTCCAAGCCTTTTACGAAACGATGCCCCTGATCGCCAAGAGCCGTAACTTCAAGCTCATCGAATGCTCGGTTGATTGTGACTGATGTGACTAGACTAGAGAGATCTACCGCATTAACAGTTAGAACTCCAGTATTTGCTAAATAAACTGCCATTTGGATTATTCCTCATCTTTCTTAGTTACTGGCTTTACAGCCACTGGCTTAACCTGACCGATTTTGATCAGGAAGGCTTCGTTCTCTTTTTCCCATTGTTCTAACTCGGTCATGATTAACTCCAACTCGTTAGGATTGATACTGACATCTCACAGCTCAGCAGATCGCCTGATGCAGCGTTGAGAATACTTGGTGCGCTGATTGCGCTTACATTATAGACTAAAGATGATGCTGCTAACTTAGCGAACACGCTAACTACTGTGTCCTCTATGCCGTTAAGGTTTCCCTCATTGTCAAATAGTGGAACAGTCATCACAATCTTAAAGTTAGCCATCGGGCTAATAGTGATCTGTCCATTGTTGTTAGGTGTTAGGTATGGATCATCTGGAGAGACAATCACAGAGTTAGCAAGGACTGTTGCAGGCGGAAAGGCAAAGGTCTGCCACTTAGCATTATCAACTAGGGCGGTGGCTAAAGTGGTTCTAAGAGTAGTGATAGCAACAGGCATTATCCCACCATCGAACGCGGATCAAGTGCGTGAGCGATCAATCCTCGCACCTTAGCGAGAAGCTGTGCGCTCATTCGGTAAGGGCTTGGCTGGAAATCGACTGCGTTACTGCCTGAAAGGGTGGCTGTACGCGCTTGCCAGATTTCAACAGATATCATAAGAGATGCTTGCTGGACTGCTGTGTCTGTTGTCCAGTCTGTGTAATTTGTTGCTGTGACTTTACCAAAAGGTGCAATAGGATGCACTGGCTTAATGGCAGCGTGATTTGTAACCATCGTTATTGAGTAAGGTGTAACCGCTGTTATAACTTTTGATCCGTTAAAGGAAGAGCCACATCCAGTTATTGTAACTGTCTGCCCAACATAATAAGTGTCTATAAGTTCTTCATCAAAGTAAAGCGTTCCCTCACCCACAATGCTGGAATGTGACACAGCATAATTACTATTAGTCCAAAGCATAGGCAGTAGGACTGCATCTGATGCGTCACAAACTTCCTGCAAAACGGCATCTGTGTACAGGGTGCCGACTCCAAGTGTGGAGCGTAATTCACTTACTGTCGTGAGAGCCATCTTGTTTCCTTTCTAAAGACTCTGGGGAGTAGAGGGCTACTACTCCCCAGAGCGACTTAGTTACCTAGTTATCAGGTTAGGTTAAACCAGTTTGCGCCTGCTGCAAGCTTTGTAGCAAGTGCTCCCTGACCGAATAGTAGAATGTCTACAGTTCCGTCTGAGTTAACATTAGTACGAAGCTGCTGACGAGCACCCTCGTACCATGTGTAAGCATCTGGGTTAATAACAGCCATTGAATAATCTGCTGTTCCTACTCCACCAGAACCCTTCATGTAACGAGATACACGAAGATCAAGACCTGCAACATTACCGCGCAGGCTTGTTGGTGAAAGTGCTCCTGCATTATTTTGAGGATTTGCAGCGATGTAAATTGGTCGACCAGCATCATTGTATGACATGATGTTAGCCCACTGCTCTGGTGTGACAACCATGTTGCGAGCAAAACCAAGTGAAGCAGAATAAACTGCTGCTGCTGCGCTTGAAACATAACTTAGCAAACCTGTTGCTGAGTTAGCCTGTGCTGTTGCGTTAAGAGTACCTGCGCCCTGAATAGCAGTTGTTACAAATTCTTCAGTATCTTTTGCGTAAGCGTATTCCATCTGGACAAGAAGCTCGTCTAGGAATGCAGGTGTTGAATTTGTTAGGAGTTCTAGAGTAGTGATTGCACGACCCTTAAAGGACTTCTTTGTAACTGTGATAAATGATGCTTCAAGTTGTGACTCTGTTACTGGTGAGTTCTCATCGATCTGATCGACTAGAGGCACTTCAGTAATCTTAGGCAACTCAAATGTTTTTCCAAATTCTGGCATTGTACCGCGAGAAACTGAATCAATCATTGGGCGATCTGCGTTAGAAAGGAAGTTAAGTAGCTGTGTGCTTTGTGGTGTTGGGATAAATCCTGCACCTGTTGTCTGATCGTTGTCAGCAGCGCGTAGCCATTGACGAGATTCATCATCACCAAAAAGGTTAGCCTTTAGTGTGTTCTCCAAGTAGTTACGCTTTGTGATTTCGATTCTTGGAGATGTGTAGTACATCGCTGTTACAGTAGGGCGAGCAGCCTCGACAGGTGCTGCCTCTACTGCAGGTGTTGCTTCGACTGCTGAAGTGGTATCTTCCACGGCTGTCTCGCTTTCTGTAGTTGGGTTTTCTTCAGCAGGGGTAACTTCCTCTGCTGCGATCTCTAGCACCTGAGCCGACTTAAAGGCTGGCTCTGTTACGAGAGAAACTTCTTTTAACTTTGCCGCTGTTACGACTGTGTGTCCGTTGCGTGATGGCTTAGATGCAAGGATCTCTGCGCCTATGCTCAAACCTGAAACCAAATTTTCGCTTGCCATAATCAGGGCATCTGTGCCAGCCTGTGAACGGCTTAGCTTGAAGGTTGCATAAATGCCATCTTCTTTTTGTTCAGCTGAGATCATGCGACCAACAGGCTTCTTCATGTCATGCTGTGATAAGAGCTTAATCTTTGTTGGGTCTGCAATCTCAATAGATCCTGCCTCAAATGCATAAGATCCAAGATTAGTGCTGCCAATTTCATCATTACCAAAGGGCACTATCTTGCCGGTGATTTCGCGCTTTTCTTCGTTGCACTCAATCATTGTGGCTTCGATGTATAAGTTTTCCATTAGCCTTCGCTTCCATTAGGTGTTAGATCTTCCATCTGCATAGCTTGTTCGATTGTAATTAAACCAAGTGAAAGCATCTTCTCTATAACTAGCAATCGCTCCATAGGTTCAACGCGCAAGAATGTAGAATCTAAATCGAACTTTACATAGTGACCAGCAGTAGATATATCATCCATGCTTAAACGCTGCTCGATTGCAGAGATGTATGGCTGGAACGCTAGTGCTACTAATTGTTTTCTTTCATCTATGATGTTTGCGTATGTCATAGATGTATTGAGGTCTGCTGACAAGTAGTAAGCAGGGATGCCGCACAATCGACTGATTTCTGTCGCAAGATTCTGGATTGCCTCGTTGTACATCATGTCTTTAGGGCTAAAGCCAATATTCTGCGCCTCGAGAGTTGAGGTCAAATATGCAGTCGAACGATTTTGACGAGCGGATTTCCATGAAGCCAGTAAGCCTTGAACTTCCGCAGGTGGGAGATCTGCTCCTGTATTTTTTAACACTGTAGTAGCCATCGGAGTTTGAGCAGCTACAGCAGCAGCCTTCTGGATGTCGATAGCTGCTTGAATTGTTCTTGCACCTGTTGTAAGTACGCCTTCGTTAAATGCTTGGAATGTAACTAGAGATCCAAG